GACGGCGAGGGTATTGATCATGCCCGAGGTCTCCATGATCGAGGAGAAGCCCACGAGGCAGATGACCGTGATGAATGTCTTTTTGAGCTGTACGGTGGATTTCCACAGCAGCCTGAGCAGTCCTCCGGCCTTGCCTCCCTGCAGCAGTCCGCCGGCAAATGAGCCGATGAACAGCAGGAGTCCGCCCTGGACGAGCCATTGTACGGACCATGTGCGGGTCTCTCCGCCGATGTTGAAGCCGATGGATGTTTCGGCAACGGGAGCCAGGATATCCTTGATGGGCAGCAGGGGACTGGTCAGCAGTATGAGCAGCATGATCAGGGCGTAGACGGCCCAGGCCTGGAGGATCTCTTTAGTGCTGTGTCTGTGTTTGGAGGGCGTTGTGTTTGTACCGGAGTTCCGTGCCGTGCGGCGGTCCAGGATGCGGCCCAGCAGGATGATGACAGCGATGGCTGCGGCGGAGCCGAGAATGGCCGGGGTCTCCGGTCCGATATATCTGGCCGCAAGGTATTGGACGGCTAAGGAGACTGCTCCGATGACCGTACCGATGAGGATGTTGCGGGGCAGGGCCTTCTTCCCCGGTACAGTCAGCTGGGCAATGACTATCGGTACCAATATCATGGTTACGGCCAGCTGGGCTACAACTGCCGGAGCCACTTTCATCACATCCAGCGAGGTCTCCTGCGCCAGGACGATGACCGGCACTCCGACCGCCCCGAAAGCCGTGGGCACGCTGTTGGCGATGAGGCTGACCAGTGCGGAGAAGACCGGCTTGAACCCGAGGCTGATGAGAATCGCCGCCGGTATGGCCACGGCCGTACCGAATCCGGCCATACCCTCCAGCAGTCCCCCGAATCCCCAGGTGATGAGCAGCACCTGGATGCATTTGTTGGAGGAGATGGATGAGAACTGTGCCTTGAGCACCTCAATCTTCCCGGTGTGCAGGAGTACGTTGTAGCTGTAGATGGCCATAAGGATGATCAGCAGTATGGGCACCAGTGCCTTGAGCGCACCGTAGAAAAACGACAGTCCCGTCTGCTGCAGCGGCTGGCCGAAATACCATACCGCTATGACGATGGTGACAATCAGTGTTATCAAACTGCTCCGGTCTCCCGGAACCTTGAACACGCCCATCAGTACAATCAGTGTCAGGATGGGCAGAAGAGCAAGTAAAACGTCCATGGCGACACATATAGTGGTTCGGGCGCAAAATTACGAAAAATCTCTGGAATAACCTCGAAAAACGGGAGAAATGACGCTAAACGACTTAATATCAGAGTTGTTACGGTGTCAAATGATGACAAGCCGAAAAATCGGAAAACGCAAAGAAAAGCGGATTTAAGAAGAAGAATGGTTTGCAAATCATTACCCGTGAAAGAGTAAGATTTAACATATGAGAGATGCTATTGCACCGTTTGTCACCGATTTGCGTATCAAGGTCTAACTCGTTGATATTTAACTTTGCAAACAAAAAACGAGTATGGCAAGAAGTACATTCAAAGTGCTGTTCTACGTGAACGGCAGCAAGGAGAAAGACGGTATTGTCCCCATCATGGGACGAGTGACAATCAACGGTACTGTGGCGCAGTTCAGTTGCAAGCAGACCATCCCGAAAACCCTTTGGGATGCGAAAGGCAACCGAGCCAAAGGCAAGAGTGCCGAAGCACGGAACATCAATCTTGCATTGGACAACATCAAGGCGCAAATCATCAAGCACTATCAGCGCATATCCGACCGAGAGGCATACGTAACGGCTGAAATGGTGCGCAATGCCTACCAAGGGGTAGGAAGCGAGTATGAGACACTGATAAAGGCTTTTGACAAGGATTGCACCAACTTTCTGAAACGTGTCGGTAAAGACCGCAGCATCGGTACGTACAAGGTCATGGTAAGGGCAAGGAACTATGTCGCAGCCTTTATCAAGTCATTCTACAAACGGACAGACATGTCCATGCTGGAACTTACACCCGACTTCATCAAGGAGTTTGCGGCTTATCTTACGGCTGAACGGGGACTGAAAAACGCCACCATCTGGCTGAACTGCATGTGGCTGAAAGGCGTGGTCATGCGTGCGCACTATAACGGACTGATACCGAGAAATCCGTTTGCGCAGTTCCATATCAGCCCGAATGTTAAGGAACGGGAGTATCTGACAGAGGACGAAATCAAAAGAATCATGGCGCACGAGTTTGACAACCCCACCCTCGCATTGGTGCGAGACCTGTTCATTTTCGCCTGCTTCACCGCCTTGTCTTTCGTGGATATGAAAGAACTCACAACGGATGAAATAGTGGAGGTGAACGGTGAGAAATGGATATTGTCGAAACGGCACAAGACAAATGTCCCGTTCCAAGTGAAGTTGCTGGATATTCCCTTGCAGATAATCGAACGGTACAAGTATCTGTCGGAAGACAAGCTGGTTTTCGGGAAAATCAACTATTGGACGATGTGCAAACAGCTGAAAAAGGTAATGGCAGAATGCGGAATAGAGAAGCAAATCTCCTACCATTGCGCACGTCATACGTTTGGAACACTGGCTCTTAGCAAGGGGATGCCCATTGAAAGCGTGAGCCGTGTTCTGGGACACACGAACATTGTCACGACTCAAATCTATGCGAAGATAACCACGCAGAAACTTGACAATGACCTGACGATGTTCGGCAACAAGCTGAACGCATCGTTCGGAAGTGTAACCCCATAACCAAGCATAGCCATGAAACGAAGCATCATCACAACGGACGGCAACGGCAACATCACCTTGCCGACCGACATTAGTGCAACCGCCATGAGCGAATGGGAACTTTACGACCTGTTCGGAGTAACCGCCCCGACATTCCGTGCAGGGCTGAAGGCTCTTTGCAAGAGCGGAGTTTTAAGGGAATACGGGATAAGGCGAAGCATACGGGTATCCGATAATTGCAGTATGGAGGTTTACAACCTTGAAGCGATAGTTGCCCTCGCTTTCCATATCGGCACATTCGGAGCGGAACGGGTACGCAATGCCGTTCTTGAAAGACTGTACCTGCGAAAAGAGAAAACAAACATCTTCTTCTCGCTGAATACCAACGGTATATCCAAATCCGAATACTTCTCGTAGCTGAATGCCTGACATTATTCACTCGGTAAGTCAGTAATTCATTAAGTCAGTACGACAGAACGACAGACGCTCTGATTTTTTCTCCCGAAAAGCGTAATCCGACATTTGCTTTTCGGGAGTTTTTCCGTTTGCACAACCCGTTTCCTGCCCCAAACCATTGAAAGTTTTTGTTTCGGGGGCTATTTGTCACCATTCTGCCGTGTTTTGCATAACAACCTATCCGATAATTGATTATATTTTTGCAGCTGGTAATTTTCAAACTTAAAACCATTTGATTATGTCAGCTATCGAACAACAGGACAGCCACAGACCGCCATCGGATGGCGGCATGGCAAAGGAAGAATTTATCCGTGTCGGGACAACGCTCTACAAGATTGTGGAGCAACCGAGACTGAACGGAGGGTATGTGAAGAAACGCATCGCATGGAACAACGAGACCCTGCGACAGGATTACGGCAAGGATTACATCGGCAGTGTTCCCAAGTATGACGGCTTCTGCACCGTACCCGAACACATCGGCTACCGTTCCGTGGTCGGCAAGTTCCTTAACCTTTACGAACCGATAGACCACCGACCGCAGGAGGGCGATTTATCGCATATCCAATCTTTGGTACGGCACATCTTCGGGGAACAATACGAGTTGGGGATGGACTATCTGCAACTGCTCTACCTGCAACCGATTCAGAAGTTGCCTATCCTGCTGTTGGTATCGGAAGAACGCAACACAGGCAAAAGCACATTCCTGAACTTTCTGAAACTCCTCTTTCAGAACAATGTGACTTTCAACACCAACGAGGACTTCCGAAGCCAGTTCAATTCCGATTGGGCTGGCAAACTGCTCATCGTGGTGGATGAGGTGTTGCTCAACCGCAGGGAGGACAGCGAACGGTTGAAGAACCTCAGCACCACACTTTCCTATAAGGTGGAAGCCAAAGGCAAAGACCGTGACGAGATTACGTTCTTCGCCAAATTCGTGCTGTGCTCCAACAACGAGCATCTGCCCGTAATCATAGACGCAGGGGAAACACGCTATTGGGTACGCAAGATAGACCGCTTGCAGTCCGATGATACCGACTTCCTGCAAAAGCTGAAAGCGGAGATACCCGCCTTTCTCCATTTCCTGCAACACAGAAAACTGTCCACCGAAAAGGAAAGCCGGATGTGGTTCAACCCCACATTGCTGCATACAGAAGCCTTGCAGAAGATTATCCGTAGCAACCGCAATCGGCTGGAGATAGAGATGTCGGAACTGCTGCTTGACATTATGGTTGCAATGGATGTGGATAGCGTTTCATTCTGCCTTAACGACCTTGTCGTACTGCTGGTGCACTCGCAGGTAAAGGCGGAAAAGCACCAAGTGCGTAAGGTGGTGCAGGAGTGCTGGAAACTGACACCTGCACCAAACGGGCTTACCTACACCACCTATCAGGGCAATTACAACAGAAGTTGTCACTATGAGCCGATAAAGAGGGTGGGACGCTTCTACACCGTCACAAGGGAGCAACTTGAATCCTTGTAACACTATCATTTTTCTGTTGAATTGTTGAATATGGGTATAAATACACTGACAATAAA